GAGAACTTGTTCTCCAACTCGGAAACCTTAGACAAGAACTCAGTTGCGTTCTCTGCGAGCTTCTTTTCCAAAGCTGCAATTGCATCTGCGTTCTCGTTACGAGACTTCTCAAGAGAGTCCTTGACCGCATCGTGCAATGCGTCAATCTTCTTGCTAATCTCCTCGTCGGCATCTGGAGTTTCATCGATACCCTGAGCATTTTCCTCAGCAATAGCACCAAGGTCAGTCTCATCTGGCTTGGTGTTCTCGTCGGAGTGGTCTACTTCCTCAAGAGCCTCTGCCTTTGCTTCTTCATCAGACTGCTCTGGAGCCTCAACGTTGTCGTTGGCGACTTCCTCCTTCAACTCCTCAAGTGGAGTCTTGGCCTCTTCATTCTTGACATCTGCGGAAGTTACAACTCCCTCATCGTCCTTTGCCTTACGAATTCCCATGTTTACACCTCCTTCGCCATCGTTGTTCGCGGCGTTGGAGCCAAGGAACTTGGTAACTACGTCTCTCACCTTCTCCGCGCGGTCTTCATGGTCGGCCTCAACCCACCCAATAATTTCCATTGGGTTGTCGCATAGGCCACAAATTGCAGCGTCTGCAGAGACCGACTTGACGATTTGGTCGGTAGCACACCAGAAGATGTTCTCGACCTGCATTTCAGCTACCATACCCTTGACAACGGTGTGACCGTCCTGGGCCTTGGTGATGCTGAATACATTCGCCAGTTGATTCGCTGGATTATCGACAAGAGAAAGCTCGACCAAGTCATATGACTTGATGAATCGAACTGACCTACCTTGCTCCTTAACGAATTCGTTGGAGGCTTCGATGATGTTACCTCCGATAGAGAAACCGGTTAGCGTTCCGTCCAGCACTTTCTCCCAGGTACCCTCGGCACCCTTAGAGACATATGCCGTGACAAAGATGCCGCGATAAAACTCTCCGTCGTGATAGAATTCTTCTTCACGAAAATCAACCATCTTGCCTACGGCAATTGGCTGGTGCATTTCTCGGATGTTGCCGCGTGCTGCAGCAAAAGCATTCTTTGACGCTTCAGCGAGCACTACGTCACCCTGTGAATCTACATTATCAAGAGTTGCGAAACCGGACACAAGACGATTCTCTTGGTCTACCTTCGCAATAGGCATGGACAAACGAATGTGATTCTCGTCTGTCACCCAGTGACTCTTAGTTAACGTGTTCATGATGTAATATTATCCTCCTTTGGATTCTAATGCCAAATTTTTGTTACTCAGTGTAGAATCTATCTGGTATTTTCTTGGTCTTCTTGTAGTTGACCCTGATGTTTAGATAGACAAACCCAGCATAGAATGCTATGCATAATGCTGTGATGCCACCGGTAGATTGCCAGTCTCCGAAGAAATAACAAAGTCCAACAATTGTCCAGTGGAAGTTTACAATACCGGCTCCATTGGTGAGCGCCCTGTACGAACGCTTCATTGAGCCGTAGACCATCAATCCGCCACAAACAAGTGCAAAGCACCCCCATACCCATTCCGGCGCTAAGTGCGCCATGACTGTGTATAGAGGTGCTCGTGCGAAAACAGACCATAGTGGGTTGACAACCCACAGACCCCATAAAACAGTATATACCCCCAAGATTACCGAAGCTGCAGGGTTTATTGGCTTCAGCAATGCCCCAGCCAGGTGTTCTTTATCTGGCACTATTGTCATTAACTATTTCAGGCGGTCGTTCGGCCCTCCCCCTTCGGATTTCTTGCGTTTCCGGCAGAATCCGTCGCCCCTGCGCTGCGCTGGGCGTCTCTTTCTCTGTTGGCTGTAGCATTTGCAACTTGCTGTGGCTTAAGTTCTACGACCTTATCTCCACCCTTAAGACCTGGCAAACCTCTATCAGCACGAATTTCATTCGGAGTTTTAATCTGATTCTTGATGTCACGTTCGTCAATCTTTGACTGAGTGTCGGCATCAGTTAGAGTCATCTCGTTCAAATCAATCTCGAACGCATCGGTAAATTCCTTTACCAATCTGTTCAGCTTCTTTTCTGCGATGCTCTGCTCTGGTCCACAGACCTGCTCCTTGAAGGTCTTATCGGCATCACGAGCTACAGCAAGTGAAGCACCTTCTGCCATTGAGACCTTACCAATTGGAACTCGGTGAACCATCAATACACTACTGATGTTGGACTTGCGGTAATTTAGGAAGGAAGCATCCTGTACTCCCGCCTCTACCGGCTCAATCTTCAATTCAACTTTGTTGTCCGCCGTGTCCGGTGGCAACGGAATATACAGACTGCGATGATTCTGGCCCTTCAGACCAGTCTCAAAGAATTGCAGCAATGCCGCCTCAGTCTGTGTTCCCAGTCGCGCACCCTTAAGGATAATAACGTGACGCGGAACTGCTTTGTTCTCAAAGTAGTCCAGGTTGAATCGAGAAGCAAATTCACTACCCGCAATTGCATTCTTTGCGGCTACAATATCTGGTACCCCGTAAAAACCAGATGTTGGTGAATACCTCTTGAAGTGAATTAGTTCATTTGGATTACCGTCCCCACCAAATGGGTCGGCAATTGGTGGGTTCTTCTTGTAGTTTGGACGATTGCGATTACCATCTCCAAAGTTACGGAAGAACACAGCCTTGTTAGAGATGACCTGAACAAATCCATCTCTCGCCTGACGAATTCTGATTGTAGTTGCTGGACAGTGACCCACATAACCGATAGTACCGTCGGCCTTACGACCAACTTCGATGTATCCGTTACCGGTCGTTTCGTAGTCACGCCACACCTTAATCAGAGTTTCGGTGAACGTATCCTCTTCGTTGAACGAATCGAATAGTTCAATCAAGTCTTCCTGCGCACGGGAAAGCTTCTTGCGGGCCTTTGCCAGCTTTTCAGCATCCCCCTCAAGGTCTTCCAGAGCACGCTTGGTCTTGGTAGTCTGAATGAACTTGAATCCCAAACCAACAATGTTGGCAGTCTTGGCATCTACCGCCGCCTTGTGAGCATCGTTGACCTCATATAGCTTTGCCAAGTAGTCGAGATTCAATGGTGGCTGAACCGCCTGGAATGCGTTGTAGCCAGAAATTTCGTCAATTTCAATCTTCTTCGACTGAGAATCAACACCACGGTGAACCTTCTTCAGTTCACCAGTCACCTTACGCTTGAAGACAGGCGTAAGTCCGGAGAGAGTCTTGATTTCTTCTGCATTAGCAAGAAACGGGTCTACTCCGGAAGTTTCTTTTGATACATTTGCTGGACCCAAGCCGTAATAATCTATTACCGGAACATCCTCGAAGGCGTCCCTGTCTTCGTCGCTTGCGTCACGTACCTTACGCTCTACCATTCTTCTTTTCTGCCTCCAACTCATCCAGGAAGGCTGACATGTCAAACTCGTCTGGAACGAGTCCCAACTTCTGTCGGGTCAACTGCCTTTCATATTCTTCATCGGATACTGGGCGCTGTCCTCTCCAGAACTGCACCTTTCCTCCTGTAAATCCGTAGTGTCTTGCGGCCTCGATAATTGTCCTTGCGTGAATCTTTGCGTCGGCTGCCAATCCAAAGACCAACATCAAATTACCGTCTCCATCACCAAGGAATTCACCGTCTTCGCATTGATATACGAATACGCCATATGGAATACGCTCGTCATCTACACGACGCACCCCTGTTGTATTTAGCTTCATAATGCGTCAAGTATATCTCTTATGTCGTTCTAACACCCACTTTTCGTCATGAGTGAATACGGAAATCGTTATCCAGCACCCGTAATTGCCCAAGTATAGTCATATAGCTTGGTAGAAGGGTTCGGATTGGTGATTGTAATACCATCTGAGTCCGCAGCGGTTGTTTTCAGCACTCCCACTGAGGCCGCATATAAATCTGCTACCTCTTGGGCTGAAAGCTGATGGTCGAACAACTCAATCTGACCAATCTGCGCACTTCCGGAGATGGTTATCGGTGCCGTCAATGCCGTGCTCTTGGTCAGCGTGTACATGGCCCACTCACCCTGGTTCAACGTGCCTCCAGCGGCTCCATTTTTATACGCAGTCGCTCCGGTCACTGAAAAAGTTGGAGTCGTTGAGGTGGTCTTCTTGAGCCAGACATTCATGCTGTACATTGCTACCGGGTCAGTGGTAGTGTCATCACTGATGGATACGGTACCTCCAGTTAGGAGCAGCCCCCAGTCGTCTCTAAGCTCAATAGGCTGGTAGTCGCTCATCGGAGATGCCGGGTCGGTTAGAGTTATAACCCTGCCGCCGATTGTTGGCATTACTCCCGTGGTGAATCCCAGAATGTATAGATTATCAAGATATGAGGGGTCGTCTGTAATGCCGCCTGCGAAGCTGGCCTTGATGAACAGCACATCATCTGTAGGGTTGAATCCTGAAGTAATCAAGGCAAGTTTCTTTCCCTGAACGGCAGTCTCCCAGGTTGAGCCATCAAGAGATGCCTGAACCGTGACGCCAGAACCAGCCCATGTCATAGAGACACCATTGACATTTGTCTTTTGGGACGCATCCAGCGGCAGACCAATTTGCCAGTTACCAGCCACAGAGACTCCAGCAGCAAGTTGCGGAACAATCTGATTGTTCATGATGGTGGCATTGGTCAACGTTCCTAACTTCCAATCGCTTTCGGTAGTGAGCAAATACCGTGCGAACAAATCTCCAAGATTGGCGCTAAGCGGATATCTAACACCAGCAAAGGTTGGAGCTACGGTCTCAATTACTGTCGTGCGTCGGGCAGCATTGAAATGATTCTTTATTTGACTGTCACTAAGACCCACCCCATAAATAGCTACGCCATTGGCAGCAATCTGCTGCGAGCCAGTGCAGACCCCCATATATAGCTTGCCATCACCTGTAACGTAAGTGTCTGCCTTCTGCAAATCGGTAATGGCAATCTCACCCACCAACTCTCCATCTACATACAACTGATTCTTGTCTCGGGTGTGTACACCAACGACATGAACATTGCGCTTGGATTGGATATCGTAGCTAACAGCGGCGGTGCCATTGGTGACATACTTGGTAGAGAATGTAATGACTGTACCGCTTACGGTAATACCATCGTAGTTAGAGGAGGAGGACAGCACTTTCTGCGCGGCCCCAGCCCCCTCGTTGATGACCCTAAAGGAAACTTCCAAAGAGAACGGCTGTGATTCATAGCCAGGGACGTAGACCGATGAATCGAACTTGGCATTGTTGGAATTGCTAAATACCTGTGAGAAGGCGGTACCAGCACAAAGAGCCACCGAAGTGGTTGGAGTTCCGGCGTTCATTACGCCGTTGGGATTGTATCCAGAATAGTCTTGGAATGGAGCGGTATCATCAAGCATCCACAATCCCAAAGGACTATCTGTCAATACACTTAATACATAACTCATAAAATGAGTATACAATGCAATAGGCCCCAGCGCGAACTGGGGCCTATGCAGCAACTACTATCCATCCTAAGGAACAGGAGGAGCGAATTCCTGCACTAATGGACTGTAATGTATTTCCAACGACTCAGGGTCCAACCACGGACTCTGGCACGACTCTATTATATTATAGGTGTTTTCGCTCTGTCAATTTTCAGCCATTGACGATGCATCTTGCGATGTTGGACTTGTTAATATAAGCTGCAGTTTGTGGTCCGCAAACCCCATCAACAACCAAGCCGCCCTTGTGCTGCACGTTCTTGACCGTCTGCTTGACAATCAATCCGGCGTGCGCCCAGTTTCTGTGTTCTACAACGTTCAGCCAGCTTCCTCTGTTCGCTACTGAAAGCGCTCCAGTTCTAACTGCGTAGGATAGGAACTTCTCTACCTCCAGCTTGGTCCAAGGACTCAAAGCCAAACCATTAGCGCCAGCTTTAACGCTTAGTGTATGGAATGAAGGTAGCACTGGAGGACTCACGGGATTCACGCTTGCCCTGTACTTCTCCCATGTGTTGTAGACATACGCACGGGTAAATGTATCTCTACCGCCGCTTGCAAGTCCGTTCTTTCCAGCCTTATACGCTACAACCTGAGCCTTAGCTCCAGATGACAGGTCTGCATCTCCCTGTGCGATACAGTGAATGTGGTACCCCCAGTCTCCCTGTGCTGGGGTACGGCCCCACGCTGCGAATCCAACCTTACGTAGCGCTGAAACTTCGTTGTATACGTGGGCACTTCCCTTACCCCAAAGGTCTGCGGCACCACCACCATCGTGGGTACCGGCGCTTGCGGACACCGCACCAGCATTATAAGAACCCTGGATAATCGTAAACTGATACCCAAGAATTCTTTCTGCTGCCAAAATCATATCTCGCGTGCGCGTGTTCAGTCTCTTTCCTCTAAATGTAACTCTTGTCATACTCATTTATTCTTCACCTCCTGTCAAGGCCAGTATAAATTGCCAAAGGCCCTCTGTCAAAAACAGAGGGCCTTAGCTGATAACAATATGTAATTATATTACTTCACAGTCGTAACATCTACGATTTCACAGTTACCCGCTGTACATGAAAGCGACTGTGTGCCTGTGGTTGTATCTTCGAATTCATACGCCTGAAGGTCAGTCCAATCAATCTTGCTTGGCATCTCGGCAGACCACTGCTTGTAGTCTGTCTCAGTGCAATCCTGGTAAGGTGCTTGCTTGTATGTGTGCTCAGAGAACGGCAGGAATGAAATTCCTCCAATGAACTCCCAGTTTTCATACACCCAGTTGGCGACCTCAATCCACTCGTCCTCTCGGACATTTATCGTAACCGATGGGTTGTGCTCGGTCCAGTTCTGCTTGTATACCTTCCA